GCTCCCTCAAGAAATCCAAACCGAAATCCGCTCCCGCTTTATGTCGGCGGTGGTGGAAGCCAAGCCGAAAAAGTTACCGGTAGTGCGTGCGGAGGTGGAGTTAGGCAACCTTACTACCAAACAGCGAGAAATTGCTGATGCACGAATGGCACTGGTGGCGTATGTGTTGGAGTTGGAAGGCTCAATGAGCCGAATTAAAGCGATAACCTACCTTTGCAACCTTGCCAAACAAGGCGAAATGCCACCGCACTTGGCGGAGCTGGTTGCCGTAGCAAATGCTAAAAAGACGGCAAAACGCACACTCTCGGTGCGAACCTTAAACGGCTGGGTGGTGGATTACTGCAAGGCGGAGAACGCCGAGCAACGGTTGAAACTGCTTGCCCCACAGGTACGGCAGGAGACCAAGCCAGAAGAAATTTGGTGGCTGAGTGCCTTTTTGGGGACGTATCGTCAGAAAAACGGCATTTGCCTCACCGAAGCCTACCGAGAATTTGAGGTGGAATGGGCGTATCAGTATGCAGACAACCCGCTACTGTTGGCACAATGCCCCAGCCTAAGCCAAGTACAGCGAGCGATGAATAAGTTGCCGTTGTATGTGAAAGAGTACGGCAGACGCACCGGCTCGCATTACAAGCAGTTGCTTAGCTATGTGAAGCGGGATTGGTCGGTACTTCGAGCAAATGATGTGTGGATTGGTGACGGTCACTCGCTCAAACTCAAAGTGGCCCACCCGATACACGGCAAGCCGTTTACCCCTGAGCTGACAATGATTGTTGATGGTGCAGGCAGAAAGGTGGTCGGTTGGTCGCTGGCACTCAGCGAGAATGCTTTTGCAGTTGCTGATGCCCTAAGGCACGCCATTAGCCTACACGGTGTGCCGGCAATCTACTACTCGGATAACGGTGGCGGTGAGAAAAACAAATTTTTGGATGCAGAGGTGACGGGGATGTTGCCCCGCCTCGGTATCCGACACGAAACAGGGATTGCAGGCAATCCGCAGGGGCGAGGCATTATCGAACGGTTAAATAAAACCATCGGTATGACGATTGCCCGACAGTTTGAAACCGGTTACGCAAGCGGTGCAGATCCGGAAACAGTGCGTAAAAACCTGTATGCGGTGAACTCGCTGGCAAATGCCAAAGGGGAATTAACCCCACTACAACGTAAAGCACAAGGCAAATTGCCAACGTGGCAGCAGTTGATTGATGTGATCCAGTCTGTGATTGATTGGTACAACAACGAGCATATTCACTCGGAAATCCGTACCACGCCGGCACGCAAATATCAGCAGATGTTGCACGCAGAAGATGTGGTGATGTTAAGCCCTGTTGAGTTGCGGGATATGAGCCGACCGGAATTTATCCGTAAGCCGGAGCGAGGTTGGGTAAGTTGGAATAACAACCACTATTTTAACCTGAAATTACTGGATTTTGACCGTGAAGAAGTGGTGATCGGGGTTGATATTCACAATGCCGAGAGCGTGCAGGTGCGTACCAAAGACGGCAGATTTATTTGCGAGGCAATTTGGAACGGCAACACCCGAGAGGCATTCCCGGTGGCGATGGTGGAACAGCAGCGTAAAGAACGCCATAAACGCCGATCCAACCTTAAACAGCAACAGCTTGATGAGATTAATGCGGAATTAAACCCGGTTTTAACCATTGAGCAGAAAAAGAGGATTACGAAAAAAAGTTAGCAGTGGGAGGCTAAACGATGAAAAACCAAGAACTTAGAGCCTTAATGGATAGCAAAGGCTATCAACAAAAACAAGTGGCACAGCTTTTAGGTGTATCCGTTGCCACAGTCAGTCTGTATCTCAAAGGCGATTATAACGGCAATGTGGCTGAAATGGATCGCAAAGTAGACGAGTTGATTGAGCGGGATAAGGCGAAGGTGGTGGAAGCGAAATATAACGCTGCATTTGTGCCAACTTTAGCGGCACGCAGAGGGATGGAGGTAATGCAGTTTGCCCATATTGAAGGCGAGATTAATGTGATTTTTGGGGCAGCCGGTTTAGGTAAAACCCAAATGCTCAAAGAATACGAACGCCGAAACAGCTCTGCCACATTAATTGAGGTTGATCCGAGTTGCACACCTAAAGTCTTGCTCCGCAAGATTGCCGAGGCGGTGGGGGCAAATGCCAGAGGGGTAAATAACGAACTATTAGAAAGCATTGTGAACAAGTTAAAAGGCTCTGAAAGGTTGCTAATGATTGATGAAGCTGAATTACTTTCGACCCGCTCGCTAGAGTTTATCCGCCGAATCCACGATTTAACCGGCGTGGGCGTAGTGTTAGCCGGTATGCCGAGATTGTTGGTTAATCTTAAAGGTAAAAATAATGAGCTGGCACAGCTTTATAGCCGAGTAGGTTTTGCTTGTGACTTAGGCAATGCCTTGAGCGAGGAAGATTTAGGGCTGTTAGCAGAAAGTGCGTTAGGTACAAATGAATTTAATGCCCCGCTGATTAAAGCCTGCAAAGGTAACGCACGCCGATTAAGTAAGTTAATGCGTGGTGTCGTACGGTCTAGCGAGATTAACCAAACGCCAATTAGTAAAGATTTGGTTGAGCAATATAGCAAGATGTTGATTAGTTAGGGAGCGAATTATGACTTGTTTTAGACACTGGACACAAAGAGTAACAGATGGAACAGAAGATTTGTTTTGGTTGGATGAGTTGCTAGTTGGTAAAGATGAGAGAGATGGTAGTTTTACACTTTCTATCTTTGATCCTGATATAGATGACTTTTTGTTATATGAGAAAGTAAAAACAAGAAAAGATTGGGAAATAGCTTATCGAAAAGCCAGAGAAATTATTAATGAACAGGACATAGATTGTAGAAGCTTTAGAGTTTAAGGGGAAAGTATGCAAAAGGTATTTAGCGAAAAAGCAGGCGAAATGATGAACCCATTTAACGCTTATATCCACGACAGCCTTGTGAAGTTAGAAATTGCCACGCTTGAGTGCGAGGCGTTGGATTTGGAAATTGAGCGGGTGGAATTTGAGGCGGCAAGCCCACCTCGCCTTGTGTTGCGAGATAACCGCAAAACGCAGGATTTTGTGAAAAACGGCTTAGCAAGCCTATTTGGAATGAAAACAAAAGGCGGCAGACGGTATGACAGCTACCAAATGCAGGTGCGGGGTGTGAAATGCGTGTGGGAGTCTGAACGTGTTACGAAGGTGTAGAAATGAAAAAACGGCGAATGATTTATGCCCTGTATGTCGGCGAAGAGAATGTGGCTGACGGCACGGCGGAAGAATTAGCAAAACGGTTGGGAGTGGAAGCAAAGACGATCCGATTTATGTCGTCCCCTGCTCATAACAAACGAGTGAAGTATAACGGTAAAGCAGTCCGCACCGTGAAAGTCGGGTTGGAATAGAGAGGAAGTATTATGAGTAAAGTAACAATCGGTAATGAAATTTACTGGAAAGATGCTGATGGCAATTTAAAGCCGGAGGCATTAGTAAAAGAAATCGACAAAGAACGTGATGAATTAGTTCGCCAATTTGTAAGTAAAGCACAAGCGTTAAGCAAAGCGTTAGGCGATTTTAAACAATCCGTATTTGATGACGTAGGGGCTTTTGTCAGCCTATCGGCTGAAAAATATGGAGTAAAAATTGGCGGTGCAAAAGGCAATATCACACTATTTACTTATGACGGTGAATATAAGTTGCAGTTAGCAGTGCAAGAGAATATTCGCTTTGATGAGCGTATTCACGCAGCAAAAGCCTTGATTGATGAATGCTTGCACGATTGGTCGGAAGGGGCAAAACCGGAGCTTAAAGCCTTAATTGATAATGCGTTTGAGGTGGATAAGGAAGGCAATTTATCTACGGCGAAAATCCTATCCCTACGCCGTGTTGAGATTGATGATGCACGCTGGAATCAAGCAATGACGGCAATTTCAGACAGCGTGCAGGTAATTGGTAGTAAAGGTTATATCCGTTTTTATAAACGTGATGAAAATGGCAAATATCAGCCGATTAGTTTAGATATGGCGGGGGTTTAGAATGTTTATTACTTTTAATGTTAATTATACGGATAAACCTGTTGTGGTTAATACAGACAAGGTTTGTTCAATAGAAAATATTAACGGGAATGTAACAGTACACTTTTGTGATAACACAAAATTAATAATGATGGACTTTGATGATAAAGAATATGTATCGTTATTAAATCATTTGCATATTTTAAATCAGTTAAAAAGAAAGTCTTAGTTAAAAAACCTTTTCAATGCCCTTTAAAAATCTCCCCTAGCCCCTCTTTTTCAAAGAGGGGGACAAGATAGAAGGGCATTTATAAAGTGTTTTAACCACAGGAGGAAAAAATGAAAACAGAACAAAAGGCGACTAAGTTTGACCGCTTTCGGTACTATGCCGAGAAAGCCGCAGAAGCAGAACGCAAAGGCAATTATATAGAAGCCCAAGACCACTGGGAAGTTGCAAAATTATCGGCAAAATCGACCGCTAACCTTGGCTGGGCGGAACAACGGGCGGAATTTTGTAAACGTATGCACAACAAGCCATTTGAAGGGGAATAAATATGATGACCGAACAAGATAAAAACGAACTTAACAGCCAATTAAACGAGGCGTTAATGCAGATTATTCAAGCCCAAAAGTATTTAAAACAAAGTGATTTTATTCGCAGCGGCGTGTATCTCGGCACGGTGCAAGATTTGTTGCCAAAGGTGCATTTGAAGTTATTAACGGCAAATCGTAAACATTAACTAAACTAGCAAGGAGTTAAAAATGAAATTTAGATTTTTTAAAGGGGATATAACCCAAGAGCCACTAAAAAGCATTTATGCAGATTATCAAGTATCTAAAGAAGAACGCAAGGATAAGCTCAATGCTATTTTAGAAAAATATCCTTTCAATGATGGATTAATTAGTAGGTCAGGCTGGTTTCATAGAATAGTTATAGGGATTGCTTGTAAAGCAACCAATATTAGCCAAGTTTTAGGTGTTAAAGGGTTCAAGGTCAGTAAATTTGATGATGAGTTTTACCTCGTCAAACCTGATAAACGTTACAAAAAAGGGAAAGAACTTGCAGAAGATTTTAAAGCGATTAATGAAATTTATGAACAACATCGTGATTTCTCACCCTACATCTTAAAGCGTTTGAATATGTTTTATTTTGCAAGTGATTTTAGTTATTCCCCAACATCAGGTCGAAGTTATTTAGCCGTAGCAGACATTTTTGAAAACACCTTACTGGTTAAAGTGCCAATGCCTATTGATAAAAATGATCAACCATTTCCTGATATTGCAGAGGGATTGGTTGAGATTAAAGAAAGTGAGTTTTTAGCAATACAGGGGAAATAAAAAATGACAGAAATGCAACAACAAATCATTAAATGGCTAGCAAATGGTGAAACAGGGACAAGTAGCAAAACAATGGCATTTGTAATTGGTTTTGATGTTATCCCAAGTCGTAGCGGTTACCCTCACGACGTGTCTGATTTCCGCCTTTGTTTTCAGTTGGTAGAAGCCGCTCCAGAAATGCGTAACCATATTTACAAGATGAAGGCAATCAGCCCAATTTGGTCGGAATTTGCCGAAAATTGGGAAGAGTTAGAAAGAAGATATAGAGCGGAGCAAGGTCAAGGGAGGTTACCGCACACCTATGCCTTAATTCAACAGATTACTGATAAAGATCAGAATGTCATAAGAATGGGGAATGTGAGTTTTTCATTTGGTCAATAAGCAAAACCCATTTACAGCCCATTTAACCCCTATTTAAGTGGGCTGAATAATGTGTTTTATAGGAGCATAAAATGGAATATCAAAAAATGCCTGAATATCGGTTATGTAAAAAGAAATCGGGAGATATTGTGTTACAACAATTAGTTATTTGCGAGATAACTCCAGCAACTTGGCATAACCCATACCCTGATAGTCGAACTTATTGGGTTGATCTCGAAACAATAGAAGAAGGAGCAGAATGATGAAACTATGCAAATGCCCGATTTGCCATTCGGAAATCTCGCTGGAGGCGTTGATTGAAGATGATGCGGGGCGTGAGTTGTTAAATACGATAGTCAATATCGGTGGGAATTGTGGGCGTGCAGTGGTGGCTTATTTAGGGTTATTTAAGCCACAGAAAAACAGCCTTGCCAATAGCCGAGCCTTGAAAATTGTGCAGAGTTTGTTGGAGCTTTATACACCCTCTAATGTGTTAGAAAAAGCCTTAATGGATACGGTGGAGCAAGTCCGCCGAAATCGTAGAGAAACCGGTAGATGTGAGCCGCTGGCAAATCATAATTACTTGAAGAAAGTATATGAAAGCGTGAAGCCACAATTTGCAGTAGTAAGAAGTGAAGCGAAAGCAGTGAGTAGCCTTGAGCAACAGCAACGCCAAGCAGACCAAAAGAAACACGATGCGGTGATGTATGTGGAACGAATGAAGCAAATGGGGCAACTGGAAGCCGTTAAGAACACCGAAAGTTATCAAATTTGGCTGAAATGGCAGGAGGAAAAGCAAAATGCAACCGCAAACTAGAAAGCAGATGATACAGAAAATCCATATCGGTAAAAATGAGCTAAAACTGGATAACAACGCCTACAAGATGCTATTGCTGGAAGCGGTGGATAAGCCGAGCTGCTCAATGATGACCGACAGCGAATTAATGACCGTATTGCAAACAATGAAAGCCAAAGGGTTTGTGGTGAAGTCGAAAAAATACGGCAAACGCCCAACAGCAAGTAAAACCGCCCCTCACCGGCAAGGGTTGATAAATAAAATCGGGGCGTTGCTTTATCAAAGCCAAAAGCCGTGGGATTACGCCCACGCCATTGCCAAACGCTCGTTTGGTATTGAGCGGGTGCAATGGCTGACCGATGA